ATTTGTTATCTTTAGATATAATTAATAAAAACAATAAGTTATGTACGGCAAACCCCGAATCTACGAGACCAAAACTATTAAGTCTAATGGTTGCACTATCCACTTGTTTAAAGAAAAAGATCAAGATAGTTGGAAAATGCACAATTGGGAAGGACCAGCTGTAGAGCCTCTTACTGAAGAAGATAAATCTAAAAAAGAATATTACCTATATGGTAAAAAAATGACTCTTGAACAATGGGAAGAGGCTCGTAAGAATCGTGAAGGTTTGCCTTGGTACAAGAATGCTTCAATGAAAGGAGCAACTCGATTCTAATATGAGAGAACACACACTTGAAGCCCAACCTTACGAAGGTAAACGAGTAGAGAAAGCTTGGGGCTATGAACTTTGGATTATTAACAATGAACTCTATTGTGGTAAACTCTTAGTGTTCAAACAAGATAAACAATTCTCAATGCACTACCATTTACTCAAAGATGAGGCATGGTATGTTTCTGAGGGAGTGTTTAACTACAAATACATTGATACTGAAACAGCCGCTGAGGTTGAAATGATTATTGAAAAAGGAGCTTGTATTCACCTCCTCCCAGGACAACCTCATCAGCTCTTGGCCCTAACAGAAGGTGCTACTATATTTGAAGTATCAACTCAACACTTTGATGAGGATAGTTATAGAGTAAAACCAGGAGATTCACAAGTATGAAAATAGGTTTTTGTGGTACAATGAGTGTAGGTAAGACTACACTAGTAAAAGCTTTACAGGAGTTACCTGAATTTAAAGATTACAACTTTAGAACAGAGCGTTCTAAATATCTAATGGAACAAGGTATTCCTCTAAACACTGATTCTACTCTAAAAGGTCAGTTAGTATTTCTAGCAGAACGTTCTATGGAACTAATGCAAGAAAACATTATCACAGATCGTACTATTATTGATGTTATAGCATTTGCTAAGGCATCCAACTCAATGACTCATACAGAAAAATATGATTTTGAGTCATTGGCTTGTCTTCTAATTAAAGAATATGATTATATCTTCTATATTTCTCCTGAAGGAGTAGAAATGGAAGACAATGGAGTTCGTGAAACTGATCTTGAGTATAGAAAACTTATTGACTTTGTTATTGTTAGACAAATTGAACGTTACAAGTCACTTATCAAGAATTATGGTATATTAGAAGGTTCAACTGAGGAGCGTATCAAACAGCTTAAATTTCAGTTAGGTCTATAATATTTATAAGAAAACCATAATTTATTAGAGATGAAATTATCTGAATTGAAGCTCGCTATCCGCGAGATGATTGTAAGCGAGCTAACAGAGGCTACTTTTGAAGTCCCAGCTAATCAAGTTGCTGCTATTAGAGATAAAGTAGACAAAGACGATATTGTTAAAATAGTAGGAGAGGAACAACTAGACGAAATGGCGACCTTCTATAAGGTTAAACCAGAAGCAGGAGCTGATGCTAAAAAAGCAATTGCAGCAGCACAAGCTAAATTCAGAGAAGGTTCAGCTCTATACAACACATTAGATCTACTAAAAACTAAGGGTGAAGTAGATTATAAAGAATTAGCTAAAGTAACAGGTAAAGATATTGCTACCTTTAATAACCCTAAGTCTAGAGAAGTTCTAGAAAAAGATTTAGCAGCATTCATTGATGTAGCTGGTGGTGGCAAAAGAGAAGCAGGTCCTAAAGAACCAAAAGAACCAGGAATGCGTGGCCGTCCTAAAGGTTCTAAGAAACCAGATGATTCTCTAGCTTACACTATGGGTGGTGATGTTAAGGTTGTAGGTAAAACCCCTACCAAATCATTTATCAAAAGAGCCCTTAAAGCCGCTAACATAGCTCAACCTAAAGCATCTTTCAATGCTAAAGATTTAAGAGCATTAGGAATCAGAGATCTTGACTCTATGGATATGCAAATTAAAGACCTAAGTGCTGATCTAGAATCTAAATTAGCCCAAGCTAAAGAAATTGCAGCTAAAGGATCTACTAAAAACTACACCCCAGAAGAGGCTGAATTTATGAATGATCTAAGAGCTAAAACTGAACTTAGAAAAAAATTAAAAGCTAGCCGTGAAGCTCTCATCAATAAGAAAATCAAGAAACAAGACCTTGATATTGATATAGTTTCAACCGACGAGGATTAATATGAAAAAATATACTAGAATTTTAAGTTACGTTGCTCTAATCCTTGTTATAATCGCTGTTTATAGAAGATTAGATCACAGTACTGACTTAAATGACAAAATCAACGAGCTTGAGCGAGCAAATGATTCGCTTCAAGCTCAAGTTGACTCTACACATCTAAAAATAGCTAAACTAGATAGTATAGCTGTTGGTTACAAACTTCAGATTCAAGAAGACAAAACCAAATTAGCAGATCTACAAGCCAAAGCTGACTTATTTAAACGTAAATACAATGAAGAACATAATCGTATTTCTGAGCTTACTGGCGATGCCTTGGTTAGCGAGTTCACAAACGCTTTCAACTGAGGAATATTGTACTGTACCTTGTCGTACTTTAAAAAATGCTTTAGTTTTTAAAAACGAGTGTGAACTTATAAAGAGTCAACTAGTTGTAGCTAGAGACTCTATCTCCATTCTAAACAATATAACAGCTGGGCAGGATTCCTTGCTTGCCACGCAAGACTCTATTATCTTCCTATATAGAGATAACGAGGTACGTTACTTGGGAATGTTAGAAAATAAAGATAAAATTATCGAGGTAAAAGATAAACAAATTAAACAAGAAAAATTTAAGACATTAGCCGGATGGGCTGTAGCTGTTTTAAACACAACCTTTCTTGTAATTAAACTTATATGAGTGATCAGGATTTAAGAAAAATAATTCAACAGGAATATATAAAATGTGCTCAAGACCCAGGGCACTTTATGCGTAAATACTGCTATATCCAACATCCACAACGAGGCAGAATCACCTTTAATCTATTCCCATTCCAGGAAAAAGTACTCCATTTATGGAGAGACAATCCTTATTCCATTGTTTTAAAATCTCGCCAATTAGGTATTTCAACCCTAGCAGCTAGTTATTCTTTATGGTTAATGACTTTCCATAAAGATAAAAACGTGTTGTGTCTCGCAACTACTCAGGAAACAGCCAAAAACATGGTTACCAAGGTTCGTTTCATGTATGATAACTTACCTTCCTGGCTTAAAGTAAAAGAGATAGAAAACAACCGTTTAAGTTTAAGACTAGCAAACGGATCTCAAATCAAAGCAAAATCATCAAATAGTGATGCAGCACGTTCAGAAGCAGTATCTTTACTGGTAATTGACGAGGCTGCATTTATCGATAACGTAGCAGAAACATGGGCATCAGCACAACAAACACTTGCAACAGGTGGTGGAGCAATAGTACTCTCCACCCCTTATGGAACTGGAAACTGGTTTCACCAGACATGGGTGAGAGCAGAAGCGAGCGAGAACGACTTCTTACCTATCAAATTACCATGGTATGTCCACCCGGAGAGGGATGAGGAATGGAGAAAGAAACAAGACGAATTACTAGGTGATCCTAGAGCTGCAGCCCAAGAATGTGACTGTGATTTTAGCACCTCAGGTGATACTGTTTTCTATTCTGAATGGTTAGAATTTATAGCTCAAACTACTATTAAAGAACCTCTAGAAAGACGAGGAGCTGATAAAAATTTATGGGTTTGGGAACCAGCTGATTACTCTAGAGACTATATGGTAGTGGCTGACGTAGCTAGAGGTGATGGTAAAGACTTCTCTGCAGCCCATGTCATGGATATAGCTACTAATACCCAAGTAGCAGAATATAAAGGACAATTAAGTCCTAAAGAATTTGGACATTTTCTTGTAGGTTTAGCTTCAGAATATAATAATGCTTTATTAGTAGTAGAAAATGCCTCTGTAGGTTGGGCCACTATCGAAACTATACAAGAAAGAGGATATCAGAACTTCTATTCATCACCTAAGAGTGATCAATTAACAGCTGAGTCGTATTTTAATCGATATGAGTTTAGTGGTAATTTAACTCCTGGCTTTACTATGTCAATGAAAACAAGACCTTTGGTTGTAAATAAATTTAGAGAATATGTTGGTGATAGAAGTGTCACTATTAACTCTAAACGTTTACTAGAAGAAATGAAAGTATTTGTATGGCGTAATGGACGCCCTGAAGCTCAATCAGGTTACAATGATGACTTAGTAATGTCATTTGGTATAGCCATGTTTTTAAGAGATACTTCACTTAAATTCCAGCAACAAGGTCTAGACATGACCCGAGCCGCTCTTAACAGTATGGCTAAAAATACCACAGCAGGTGTATTTACAGGTAATTCAATGCCTAATCCTTACATTCAAGAAATGGGAGGGCAAAAAGAGGATCTCCGCTGGCTCCTTTAATATTTATGATAATAAACTAAGCAATGGCTGATACTAGTATTTTTTCAAGATTAAGAAGACTCTTTTCAACTGATGTAGTCATCAGGAACCAAGGAGGAAGTCAACTAAAAGTAGTTGATACTGATCATATTCAAACTAGTGGTGAATTCCAAACTAATTCTCTAGTAGACAGATTTAGTAAAATATATACTAACCCAGCTGCTACCTCTCTTTTAGGACAACAATTTAACCTACAATATCAGTATCTTAGAACTTATTTATATAATGACTATGATACCATGGATACAGACGCAATTGTAGCATCTGCCTTAGATATTATAGCTGACGAATGTACTCTAAAGAATGATATGGGTGAAGTACTTCAAATTAGAAGTAGCGACGATGACATCCAAAAAATTCTTTATAACTTATTTTACGATGTACTTAACATTGAATTCAATCTTTGGTCTTGGATTCGCCAAATGTGTAAGTACGGTGATTTCTTTATCAAGTTAGAAATCGCAGAAAAATTTGGTGTTTATAATGTAGTACCTTATACTGCTTACCATATTCAAAGACGTGAAAATTTTGATATGGCTAATCCATCTAAAGTACAATTCCTTTACTCACCTGATGGATACTACACTGGAGGTTCAGGTTACTACTCAACCCCAAACACTAAACCAGATGCTAACCAAATTGCATTTGACAACTATGAGATAGCTCACTTCCGTTTATTAACAGACGTTAACTATCTTCCTTATGGCCGTTCATATCTTGAACCAGCACGTCGTCTATTCAAACAATATGTGTTAATGGAGGATGCGATGCTTATTCATAGAATTGCTCGTGCCCCAGAAAAACGTATTTTCTATGTAAACGTAGGTAATATTCCACCTCAAGAGGTAGAGGCATTTATGCAGAAAACTATCTCAACTATGAAACGTACTCCATTAATGGATGAAAAAACAGGTGAGTATAACTTAAAGTATAACATGCAAAACTTACTTGAGGATTTCTACATCCCAGTAAGAGGAAATGATTCAGCCACTAAAATAGACACTACAAAAGGTCTAGACTATGATGGTATTCAAGACGTAACTTACTTAAGAGATAAGTTATTTGCTGCCCTTAAGGTACCTAAAGCCTTTATGGGTTATGAAAAGGATTTAACAGGTAAAGCAACTCTAGCCGCCGAAGATATTAGATTCGCTCGTACAATTGATCGCATTCAACGTATTGTATTATCTGAGCTATATAAAATTGCTTTAGTACACCTTTACACTCAAGGATATGATGGAGAAAGTTTAACAAACTTTGAGCTTAGCTTAACTACTCCTTCAATCATTGCTGAACAAGAAAAGATTGCCTTACTTAAGGAAAAAGTAGCCCTAGCTAAAGAAATGCTAGACACTAAAATTATCCCTTCAGATTGGATCTATGATAATGTATTCCAATTCAGTGCTGACCAATACGATGAGTATAGAGATCTAGCAGTTGAGGATGCTAAACGTAACTTTAGAATCCAACAAATTACTGAAGAAGGTAATGACCCAGTTGAAACAGGTCGTTCATATGGCACACCACATGACCTAGCTTCTTTATATGGTAGAGGAAGATATGAAAATGGTGAAGTACCTGATGGATATGGTGAGGATAAAAAATTAGGTAGACCTGAAGAAAAGGCTTCTAATATCAATACCCAATACAACGCATTTGGTAGAGACAGACTTGGTCGTGAAGACAATAAAAAAGACGATCAAGAAGGATATGGTACTCCTAATTACAAAGGAGGTTCACCTTTAGCTTTAGAAAACACAAAAAATAAAAATAAAGCTTTACTAGAATCGCTAAGTAAAGAGATAGTTTACGCTAAAAATAAGTCGGCAGAATCATTATTAGATGAGTCTAACTTGACTGAGTAAATATCTTTATATATTTATAATAAATCCTAGATAGAATGAATATTAAGCATTCAAAATATAAAAATACTGGTATTCTTTTTGAATTGCTTGTTAGACAAGTAACATCAGATACACTTAATGGAGGTCAATCACCTGCATTAAACATTATCAAGAAGTATTTTGTAAAAAGTGAATTAGGTAAAGAGTTAAAACTATATGAAACTCTAAGCAAGACCAATAAAGTAAATGAGGCTAAAGCAAACATTCTAATTCAAACTATCTTAGAATCATCTAAAAAACTAAATAGATCTTCTTTACGTAGACAAAAGTATAACCTAATCAATGAGATTAAGGAACATTACGATCTAGATGAATTCTTTAAGACCAAATTAAACAATTATAAGCCATTTGCTGCTTTATATACTTTAATTGAAGCTGAACATACAACTGATGCTACTAACCCTACTCAGTTAATTGAAAATAAGTTTACCCTATTAGAGCATTTATCTACCCCAGTAGTTAAAGAAGAAAAAGCAAAAGATGAAGTTCTTCAAGAATTTCAAACTTATGATAAGGATGTAAGAATGTTAACTTACAAAATCTTATTAGAGAAATTCAATGGTAAGTATTCAGGTCTATATGAGTCACAAAAAGAAGTACTTAAAGAATTTATCACTTCAGTTGATTCAACCCCTAAACTAAGAACATTCTATAATAATAGAATCCAGCAACTCAAAGAAGAGTTAGCTACCATTAGCAAAACCATAACAGACAAGGCTGTTCAAATCAAACTAACTGAGGTATTACCTCTAATCGTTGAGGTTGAAAAAACCCAACCTATCAGAAACGAGAATATAGTTGACCTACTCCAATATTGTGAACTAGTAGAAGAACTTAAAATAGCCAATGGAACTAACAAATAAAATCAAGGAAGCTTTACGCGGTAGAAAATTTAAACTTGTACCTACTCCTGGTGGAGAAGCCGAGTTTGAATCAGACGTTATCTACATCCCTGATTTTGAAATGTTAGTTAAGGATCTAAACAGAGCTTTAGAGACTTTAGAAGGTATGGCTACCACTGATGATATCAGAAAAGATCCTGAGTTCTTAGCCTATATTAAAGAATATAGAGAATTAAGAAATAGAATTAGAACTCACCTTAGAAAAACCTATCCAGCTGAATATAATGCTATCAAAGGTTTATTTGAAATGTCTGGTGTAGGAGGTGGACCTGGAGCAGGAGGATTTCAAGTAGGTCAAGGTCCTCAATATGGAGCAAAATATGCTTATAAATTAGCCCCTAAAATGAAAAAATTAGGTGAAGCTAATCCTGGTGCTTCATTAGGTAAAGGACCTAAAGCAGGAGCCACTGGTGTAAAAAATAATTACTATACTAAAAACTTTGGTTTTAAACCTGTTGATAGTAAGAAATTAGCTGCCCAATCTAAGGCTATAGACACTAAATATTTATGGGGTAAGTAATATTTATAAGCATGTATAAGTATAAATTAGTTAAAGAAAGAGCATTCACTCAACCTCAAGATGCAAAAGTGTATCAAGAGGAACGCATTGCTGCTTTTGATAAAATCACCCAGCGCTTAAATTCCCTATACCCAGCTATAGATAATGCTAAAGACGAAACTATAGCTTATTACACTGACAAACCAGAATCATATTCTGTAGTTAAACCAACAGACTTAATTTTAAGTTACTTAGACGACATTGAACAATTATTAACAGGAGAAGAATAACATGGCAAACGTTCCAGTAAATGCTACAGGAGTAGTAACAACAACATCAGTGACCGGTTCATTTGCCGGTTTTACTGCAGTATCAGGTTCAGTAACTATCACTGGACTAAAAGATGCTAATAACTCAGAATTAGCAGCCACTGCATGGATAATCCCAGCTGGTTATACTATACCTATTTTTGTAACAAGTGCTTCTTTATCCTCAGGAGCTGCCTTATTTTACCTATAATCATGAAAACATTACAAGAACAATACAATCTAATCCAGGAAGGAAAAGGACATAAAGATATGTTCTTGAAATCTGCTCGTAGATTATTCCCAGAATATGTAACTAACTTTGCTACATATGGTGAGGCTACAACTATCCTAAAACAAAAGGGTATCTTAAATGAAGGTATTGGTGGTATAGTAACTAAACGTTTATTTGATCCTTTCCAAGCATTTAATTCTTACTTAACTGAAGCCTCAGAACAAGAAACTCCAGTTAAAGCTCCTAAAGCATCTGGTGCCTATGAAACTAAAGCAGTAAATGATAAACTTTCTAAAGAAGTAGTAGATAATCAAAGAGAAACAGGATTTGATTATTCTAATAAGAAAGACATTGATAATCTTTATGGTGAAGAATTCTTAGAAGGATACTACGCTGAAATGAAAGATCCTAAGAATGCTGACAAAACTGTAGACGAATTAAAAGAAATTGTTAGAAAGAATTTAGCTAATAACCCTTCACATTATGTAGAAACTGCTGCGTTTGGAGTTAAAGGAATTGGCTATACAAAAGATGTAGCTGGTTTAGGTGAAGGTGAACCTGCTAAAGGAAAATACAAAGCTAGCGGATACGGGGACTTACCAAAGAAAAAGTAATGAAACAAGTACTTATTGAAACCCTACCATTCCAGGTTGCCCCTGTTCAATTAACTGAAGGCTATAAGTCTCCAGCAGGCAATCCTATTGTTGAAGGTATCTTAGCTTCAGCCGAAGTTAAAAATGGTAATGGTAGATATTACGCTAAAGATCTCTGGAGACGAGAAATAGAAAAATACATGGATGTGGTTAAACAAAACAGAGCCACAGGTGAATTAGACCACCCAGATTCGTCTATAATCAACCTAAAAAACGTTTGTCACATCATTCGTGACTTATGGTGGGACGGCGATAATATCATAGGTAAAATCGAAATTCTACCAACAGTATCAGGTAACATTTTAAAAGCACTTATTGATAACGGAGTAATGGTAGGTGTATCATCAAGAGGTATGGGTTCACTAAAACCTATGTCTGGTGGTATGATGGAAGTACAAGACGACTTCGAACTCCTATGTTGGGACTTTGTCTCAACCCCTTCAAACCCAGGCTCATATATGCATTTGGTAAATGAAGGAAAAGAATATAAAGCAAGTTCTTATGGTAAAGTAAATGGTATCTTAACAGATATCTTATGTGCTAAAGGAACTTGCCCTATTATATAAATTTTCCCTCGGACGCTACCTTGGGTAGGGGAAACGAAAGTTTCCCCTTTTTTTTTATTTTTGATAGATCCCTATATATGTATCATCGACCCTAGTATGTTATCTTTTATATAGCATTGGGTTTATATATAATTCTTATTACGGTTCATAAAAATAATAACCGTACCCCACAAACTAAATTTTGAGGAAAATGTCAAACAGTAGAGACCTTTTAAAGGAGGCTATTGCTGATGCTAAATCTGTTAAAGAAGCAGCTATTGCAAATGCCAAAGCAGCTCTCGAGGAAGCATTTACTCCTTACTTACAAGAGAAATTTGCAGCTAAATTAGCTGAAATGGAAATGGAAGAAGAGGAAGATGTAAACGAAGAGATGACTGATGAGAACTACGGTGAGGATGGAAAAATGGAAGAGCGTTTAGGGACTTTAAACGACCCAAGTGAAGAAGGTGTTGGTAACGCATTTAGCGCTTCACCTAAAGGTAATTTGGAAGAAAAAGACCTAGATGAACTTGACCTAGAAGAACTCCTAGCCGAACTCGATGAGGAAGAAAGAACTGAAGGCATGGAAGAAAAGACTGAAGAAAGTCTAACTGAAGCAGAAGAAGAAGAGGAAACCGAAGAGGAAGAATCTGAAGAAGAAGTAGAAGGTGAAGACGAAGAAATCGATCTTGAAGACATGTCTGAAGAAGATCTTAAAGCCTTAATCGAAGATGTAATTGCCGATATGGTTGCCGCTGGTGAATTAGAAGCCGGTGAAAACTTTGAGGAAGAAGGCGATGAAGAAGAAGATATCGACATCGATATGGAAGATGAAGAATCTGAAGAAGAAGAAATTATGGAAGGTAAAGAAGAAGAAGTAAATGAAGTAAATATCGCTGATATCACTTCAATGGTCATGCAAAACCCTGAACAAGCTATAGCCGCAATGGCTGCTGGTGCTTTAGGAGTTTCTGCTGGTGCTTCTGCTGCTCAAGCTTTAGCTAAAAAAGTTATTGCCGCTGTAAAAGGTGAAAAAGCAACTAGCGAAGCTGAAGTAGAAGAAATGCAAAGTCAAATTGAAGAATTAGCTTCAACTCTTTCAGAAGTAAAACTCCTTAACGCTAAACTTCTTTACACTAATAAGATCTTCAGAGCTAAGAACTTAAATGAAACACAAAAAGTAAAGGTATTGGAAGCTTTTGATAAAGCTGCCTCTGTAAAAGAAGCAAAACTTATCTACGAAACATTAACTACGATTAAGGAAACTAAGTCACCAGTTACTGAATCAATGAGAGGTATGGCTTCTAAAGCAGCAGGTATGGCTCCAGAAAAGAAACCAATCCTTGAGGTAAACGATCAATTCGCTAGATGGAAAGTCTTAGCGGGTATCAAAAAATAATAAACAAAAAACCAAATTTTAAACATGTCACAAGTACAACAACTTCTTGAGTCTGCAGCTTCCGGTTGGAAGAACATGCAGTCTGACGCAGCTAAACTAGCTGCAAAGTGGGAAGTGACTGGTCTTCTTGAAGGTCTTCGCTCAGAAACCGACAAGAATAACATGTCTCTTATCCTCGAAAACCAAGCTAAGCAACTTGTAGTTGAACAGTCATCAGTAGGTGGCGGTTCTGGCTACGGTAACTTCTCAGTAGGTCAAGGTGCAGAATGGGCAGGTATCGCTCTTCCATTAGTACGTAAGGTCTTCGGACAAATCGCTGCTAAGGAATTCGTTTCTGTTCAGCCAATGAACCTTCCTTCTGGTCTTGTATTCTACCTTGACTTCCAGTATGGAACTGAAAAGACTCCATTCCAAGTAGGTAAATCACTTTACGGTAACACTGGTTCACAGTACCCATTCGCAACTCCAGCTGCTGAAGGTGGTCTTTACGGAACTGGTCGTTTCACTTACTCAACTAACCAATTCTCTGAGTCATATGCTAACGGTACAACTGCTATCACTACAGCATCATGGGCTGATGTAAATTACAACTCTGAATACTCAGCTTCTGCAGCTGCCGGTACAATCAAGAAGATTGTTCTTTCTACAGCAACTACAGAACTTCCTAACTTTGATCCAGACGCAGTAAGAGGCTTCGTATTCTCTTCAGGTTCATTGTTCACTACATCTTCTGGTTTACAACTTCCAGAATTCACTTCTTACAACTACACAGCTAACACAATTACGTTCTTCGTAACTGGTACAACTGCTCAAGTAGGTGGTATTGCTAACGCTGATGGTGGTGTAATCTTCTACCAGAAGGCTACTGCTATGTCTCCATACAACGTAGGTGATTTTGAAGCTGGAAACGCATTTGCTGTTCCTAACGCTGAAAGCGCAACTGAAATTGTTATCCCAGAGATCAACATCGGTATGCGTTCAGAGGCTATCACTGCCAAGACTAAGAAGTTAAAGGCTGTTTGGACTCCTGAGTTCGCACAAGACCTTAACGCTTACCAAGCTCTTGACGCTGAAGCTGAGGTTACTAACATCATGAGCGAGTACATCTCTCTTGAAATCGACCTCGAAATCCTTGAAATGTTAATCGAAGATGCTGCTGCTGGTACTGAGTACTGGTCTGCTATCAACAACACTGTTGCTACAGCCACTTCAGCTCCATCAACTCTTGCTTCAGGTTTCTACAACACTCAAGGCCAGTGGTTCCAAACCCTTGGTACTAAGATGCAGAAGCTTTCTAACAAGATCCACCAGTTAACTCTTCGTGGAGGTGCTAACTTCTTAGTATGTTCTCCAACAGTTGCTACTATCATCGAGTCAATCCCAGGATTCGCTTCTAACAGCGATGGTGATGCTGCCAAAATGGAGTACGCATTTGGTGTACAGAAGGCCGGTCAATTGAACAGCCGCTACACAGTTTACAAGAACCCTTACATGACTGAAAACACGATCCTTATGGGCTTCCGTGGTACTCAGTTCCTTGAGGCCGGTGCTGTGTTCGCTCCTTACATTCCGTTGATCATGACTCCTCTTATCTACGATCCAGAAACCTTCACTCCAAGAAAAGGTCTCTTGACTCGCTACGCTAAGAAGATGCTTCGTCCAGAATTCTACGGTAAGATCTACATCAGTGGTTTAAACACCCTTTAATAGATTAACCTAGAAGTTAAATAGGGAGTCCCGCGAAAGCGGGACTCTTTTATTTTTCTATATTATATTTATAAACACATGAATATCTTTGAAGAAATATTGTGGCCTCAGTTCATTAAAATTGAACGTATAAGTAAGTTGCCTTTGCATGAGCAAGTAGTAGCTTACCAACAATATGTCTATGATTTAGATATTGCAAGACAAAACTGGATAAACTACCAGAATAAAGGACCTGAAGAAAGATATTTAGCTCAAGAAGAATCTTACATAAATAATGGAGCTTTAGATTATTTTACTTTATTACAAGAAGACGGCTCTAAAATTATAATTACCTAACCATGCCCAATTTACCTATATCTCAATTACCAGCAGCTGGTTCCTTAACAGGAACTGAATTATTTGCTGTTGTGCAAGATGGAGTAACAAAATATACTACACTACAGGCAGTCAATACTGCTACTACTGTAAACTATGGCTTATTTAACCAAACAGGCTCTAGTATTCCTGTAACAGGAAGTGGTACTGGAGTATCTTTTTCTGGTAGTCTAATAGATGGGGGTATAGGAACTTTATCAGTCCCAGCAAACAGTTTTACAAAGGGGGATGCTTTTAGTGCTTGTATGACTGGTAAAATAACAGCCACTAATAACCATACTTTAGAGATTAAGATCATCTCAGATGGAGTTGATTTAGCTGATACTGGAGTTATAACACTCTCAGGAACTACTGATAGAAACTGGAGATTAGATATAGATTTCTCTATTAATGAAGTAGGTTCTGCAGGAGTTGCTATTGTAGCTACTGCTGGGACTTTCCAATACCGCCAAGATGCTAGCAATGCTTTAATAGGTGAAATTTTTAGTTTTATTAATAGTTCAAGTTTTGATACTACTATAGATAATACTCTCCAAATAGAGGCAATATGGGGAACTACATCAGGTGTTACTGATTCTATATACTCCCAAATATTTACTCTAAATAAGACTTTTTAAATTTTTGTCTAACCCAATTTTTATTTTATGGCTTCACACCACCACGAAGATCAAATCTTCCAGGAAAAGCGCAAACCCAAAACTCCTATCAAGTTTAAAACCGAATTAAATTCAGAACAAAAAGAAGCCAAAGCAAAAATATTACAACATACAGTTACGTTGTTAGCTGGTTCAGCCGGATCAGGTAAAACATTTTTAGCGTGTCAAATAGCTCTAGAGAAGCTGTTTATGAAAGAAGCTGAAAAGGTTATTATCACCAGACCTACAGTATCAAAAGAAGAAATAGGGTTTCTACCCGGTGATTTACGCGAGAAAATGGACCCGTGGGTACAACCTATATACCAGAATATGTACGCGTTATATGACAAGATTAAAGTGGAACAACTCATAACCAATGGTCAGATCGAGATAGTACCTTTATCGTTTATGCGAGGTCGTACATTTTTAGATTCAATCGTAATAGTGGATGAAGCCCAAAACGTAACACACGAGCAAATGGAAATGATTGTAACCCGTTTAGGTTTACGAAGTAAAATGATCATTTGTGGAGACGATAATCAAGTAGACTTAAAATCCAAGCGTGATTCTGGTTTTAGATTTCTGTACACTGCAGCTAAAAAGATAAAGGACCTGTGTGCTATTTCTCTTAAGACAAATCACAGACATCCAATTGTAGAAGATCTTATTAGTTACTATGAAGAAGCTGCTGAACAAGGAATCTCTTTAGGTAATTCAGGTTCAAGTGGTAGGAAGAATTAATTTTCCTTCAATATTTATAACAAAAAAGCATGGCAAACATTCCAATTTGGCCTGGTTCTAGCTCTTTTGCTAGTGTATCAGCATCATATTATAATACCCCTTCAACTGGTAGTTCACCTACTGCGTTTGGGTTTTATGATGGTGATGCTGACTTTAAGGCAGACGCTGATAAGGTAGCTAACTTTTGTGCTAGACGTTTAGGATACCCTATTGAGAATGTGGAATTGCAAGATATCCAATTCTGGACTGCTTTTGAAGAAGCAGTAACTGTTTATGGTAATGAATTATATGCTTATCGTTTAAGAGATAATTACTTAAACTTAGAGGGTTCTTTAACTTCTTCTAATTTAAATCAAGCTATTATTACTCCTTCAATGGCAAACATTATCCGTATTTCAGAACAATACGGAACTGAAGCAGGAGTAGGAGGAAATGTGAATTGGTATTCTGGATCAGTTATCTTAACTGGTTCACAACAAGACTATGATTTAGATGAATGGGCTCAAGCTAGAGGAATTTCAGGTAGTAATTTAGAAGTTAAACAAGTATTCTATCAAGGTGTTCCTGCCTCTGCTGACTATTACTATGGTGGTGGTATTGGTTTAGGTGCTGGTTGGGGTACTTTCTTTGGGGGTTTAGGTGGTGTAGCTGGTTACGGATACGGTTCAAACTGGTTTATCACTCCACTTTCTTATAATGTTGGAGCTATACAAGAAGTAGAAATGGCTGATACAGTCTTAATGTCTGCCTTTAGTTTTCAATTAATTAATAACAAACTAAGAATATTCCCAGTACCAACAGATTCAGATAATGGTGTACATTTCTGGTTCCAGTATTTACTTAAGGATGAACGTTTAGCTGATTCTATTACTCAATCTCCGGGTCAAGTATCAAATGTTTCAAATGCTAACTATAATAATCCAATTTATGCTCAAATCAATTCAATTGGACGTGCTTGGATATTTGAATATACTTTAGCTCTAGTTAAAGAAATGTTAGGATATGTTAGAGGTAAATACTCAACCATTCCTATTCCAGGTGATACTGTAACTCTAAACCAATCTGATCTTCTAGCTTCAGCAACAGCAGATAAAAATGCTTTAATTGAAAAATTAAGAGCATACTTTGATGAAACATCTCGTGAAGCTTTACTTCAAAGAAGAAAGAATGAATCAGATCATGCTCAAAGTGAATTGAATAAATCACCAATGGTAATTTTTATAGGATAATGATGCAGTTAAAAGATCTACTAAATGAAATCCTCAACACATACCAGATTGAGGGTTCTTTAGTTTCCTCTAAAGATGAAAACATTAGTGACATTTTAAACCAAATTAGAGGTATTAGAAAAGTTACAGTACTAAACAATATCACCCCAGATGATATTCCTCAAAGAGAGGATACTGAAATAACTAAGTTTGAACTTAAGTTTGTTAGTAGAACTAATGAACCTAAAAAAGACATAGAAAAATTTAAAAAAGATATTTTACAGTCTGACTATGAAAGAAATGACTTAAAAGTACCTGGTGTTAGATCTGTAGACTTTAACTTAGAAACTCTAAAACGTTTATAATGGCTCTCTTTGGACAGGCTCGAGACATAAGTATGTTTAGATACATCAACCGTGAGTTGATGCATAATATTATCTCTCAACAATGTGCCTTATACCAGTTACAGTTAAATGAGACTCAATTCAACATGTATGGGGAAGCCTCAGAGACTAAAATATATAATGGCCCTTTCCTTCTTTATGCCTTAATTGAAATCCCAGAACAAACTTTTACTGCGGATACTATGGGTGTTGATTTTTCTTGGAGACCTACTTTTAGATTTTTAAGAGATGATCTATTAACTGGTTCTTTAGGTTATACAAACATGACAGAGGATGTAGTACCTGAGGTAGGTGATATAATTCTATGGCAGGAATCATATTATGAGGTCACTAATGTAAATGAAGCCCAATACTTTGTAGGCAAAAACCCAGATTATCCTAATAATCCTAATCCATTAGAGACTGATTTAGATGAATTTGGATATAATGTCTCTATTATATGTCAAACAATTTATGTACCTGCTGATAAGGTTGGACTAAGTAAAGAAAGAACATAATGGCAAACTATAGAAAACCCGTCCCTAAAACACAAAGACAATTATCTGAGGAGCAGCATATACCTACTTACCCTCAGTATGGGAATCCTAATGCAGCCATTCCAACTGATAAAAATAGAGGCACAAAAATATCTTGGGAAGGAGATGATGCTAAACTCTTTTCTATTGGTATCAAAGACATAGATGAGGCAGTATTGTATTACATGAAAAATATAATCAAGCCTTATGTCTTACAAAATGGAGAAAGAATAGAGGTCCCTGTTATCTATGGTTCCCCTGAAAGATGGAAATCAGTTCAACGTGATGGATACTATAAAGATAAGAATGGAGCAATAATGCTTCCTCTAATTGTATTTAAAAGAGATAGTATAGAAAAAGTTAGAAGTTTTGGTAACAAATTAGATGCTAACACTCCTAACAACTATCAAATCTTTGAAAAAAGATATACAGCTCGAAATGCTTATAACAGTTTTGATGTTTTAAATGGTGTTAAACCACAAAAAGAATATTACGCGGTGGTTATGCCTGATTTTGTTAATGTAACTTACTCTTGTATTGTATCTACTTACTATGTAGACCAACTAAACAAGATAGTTGAAGCCATAAATTATGCCTCAGATACTTACTGGGGAGACCCAGAACGTTATAAATTCCGTGTTAGTATCAATTCAATCCAAACACCCACAGAATTAGTGCAAGACAGCCTTAGGTCGGTTAAAGCCAATTTTAACCTGACTTTATATGGACAGATAGCACCTGAGGTACCACAAAAAGATTTATCAGCCATAAATAAGTACTTTGATAAAACAAAGGCAATCTTCTCCACAGAAATTGTATCAAAGTTGCCTAAGTAAGACGTCCGTTTTACTTTTTAATATTTATCATAAACTGTAAGATGTAAGTCTAATTACATGGCTGAGAATAAAAGATATACTAATCAGAAGAAACAAAATTCGGGACAAGATAGTGTCATTAAAAATGACCTCTATCTTTTTTCGATTCCTACTGGTTCTACTGATGATTATACTCTTGTTTTAAATCCTCAGTCTAAACAAGTAAGATATGTAAAAGGTGGAACGGGTGGTACTGGTTCATCAGGTACTTCAGGCTCATCAGGATTTAGTAATTCATCAGGCACCTCAGGTTCATCTGGTTCATCAGGTTCAACAGGTACTTCAACCACTTCAGGTTCATCTGGTAATGGTGGTTCATCTGGTAATTCAAATACTTCAGGCTCAAGTGGTTCAGCTGGTTCAAGTGGTTCAGCTGGATCTGCAGGTTCATCAGGCAGAAGTGGTTCTTCAGGAACTAGTGGAAGTTCAGGTACAAGTGGTGTAGATGGAGTTGATGGTAAATCAGGCTCTTCAAGTTCTTCAGGCTCAAGTGGAACAAGTGGTTCCTCAGGAACTTCAGGTTCAAGTGGCTCATCGGGTACTTCAGGAACCTCAGCTACCTCAGGCTCTTCAGGCACAACAGGTGTTGATGGTGTAGCAGGTAAATCTGCTTCATCTGGCTCTTCTGGTAGTTCAGGTTCATCTGGTTCTTCAGGTAGAAGTGGTTCTTCTGCATCCTCTGGTTCCTCAGCTACTTCTGGTACTTCAGGTTCATCTGGTACAACTGGTATAGATGGAGTAGCAGGTGCCTCCGCTTCTTCAGGCTCAAGTGGTTCCTCAGGCAGTTCAGGCTCTTCAGGCTCTTCTGCTTCATCTGGTTCATCAGGCACATCTGGCACTTCAGCTACCTCAGGCTCTTCAGGTACAGCAGGTGTTGATGGTGTAGCTGGAAGATCTGCTTCATCAGGTTCAAGTGGTTCTGCTGGTTCTACTGGCTCAGCTGGTAGAAGCGGCTCATCAGCTTCATCTGGTTCTTCAGGCACATCTGGTACTTCAGGAACAAGCGGTTCATCTGGTACAACAGGTATTGATGGAATTGCAGGTGCTTCAGCTTCAAGTGGTAGTTCTGGTTCATCTGGTTCTACAGGTTCAGCAGGTAGAAGTGGTTCATCATCCTCATCTGGTTCTTCTGGTACTAGTGGAACTTCAGGTTCTTCAGGTACAACAGGTGTTGATGGTGTAGCTGGAAGATCAGCCTCAAGTGCTTCAAGCGGTTCAGCTGGTTCAGCAGGTTCAGCAGGTAGAAGTGGATCATCTGCATCTTCAGGTAGTTCAGGTTCATCTGGTACTTCAGCCACATCAGGTTCATCAGGAACTTCAGGTATAGATGGTCTAGCAGGAGCTTCAGCTTCTTCAGGTTCAAGTGGATCTTCAGGCTCAACAGGTCTATCAGGTAGAAGTGGCTCTTCAGCTTCATCTGGTTCATCAGGAACATCAGGTACTTCAGGTTCATCTGGTACCACAGGTATAGATGGGGTTGCTGGTAGATCAGCTTCAAGTGGTTCATCAGGCTCTGCTGGTTCTAATGGCTTATCAGGTCGTAGCGGTTCATCCGCTTCAAGTGGTTCATCTGGTAATTCAGGTACTTCAGGTACTTCAGGATCATCAGGTACAACTGGTATAGATGGTGTCGCTGGTAAAAGTGGTTCATCCGCTTCTAGTGGTTCTGCTGGTTCAGCAGGCTCTAATGGCTTATCAGGTCGGAGTGGTTCTTCAGCCTCAAGTGCATCTTCAGGTTCATCAGGAGCCTCAGGTCGTAGTGGATCTTCAGCTTCAAGTGCATCCTCAGGTTCAACTGGTTCATCTGGCTTATCAGGTCGTAGTGGTTCCTCAGCATCAAGTGCTTCATCAGGTAGTTCAGGTTCATCAGGAACATCTGCTACCTCAGGTTCATCTGGAACTTCAGGTATAGATGGCGTATCAGGAGCTTCAGCCTCATCTGGTTCAAGTGGAACTTCAGGTTCAAGCGGAACTTCAGCATCGTCTGCCTCATCTGGTTCCTCAGGTTCATCTGGTTTGTCTGGTAGAAGTGGCTCAAGTGCTACAAGTGCTTCATCTGGCACTTCAGGAAGTTCAGGCTCATCAGCTTCATCTGGTTCTTCAGGTTTATCAGGAAGAAGTGGTTCAAGTGCTTCTTCAGCATCATCAGGCTCAAGTGGTACTTCAGCTACCTCAGGTTCATCAGGTACCTCAGGTATAGATGGAGTAGCAGGTAGATCAGCCTCATCCGGCTCATCTGCTTCATCAGGTTCAGCAGGTACTTCTGGTTCTTCAGGTCGGAGCGGTTCTTCAGCTTCAAGTGCTTCATCTGGTTCTTCAGGTTTATCAGGAAGAAGTGGATCTAGTGCTTCATCTGCATCTTCAGGGACATCAGGTTCATCAGGTTTATCAGGCAGAAGTGGTTCAAGTGCTTCTTCAGCATCTTCAGGTTCTTCAGGAACATCTGCTACTTCAGGTTCTTCAGGAACTACAGGCATAGATGGAGTTGCGGGTCGGAGTGGTTCATCAGCTTCATCAGGTAGTTCAGGCTCATCTGGTATATCAGGTGCCTCAGGTGCTTCAGGTGTGAGTGGCACTAGTGGTTCATCAGGTTCATCAGGCTCTTCAGGCTCATCAGGTACCTCTGCTAGAAGTGGCTCAAGTGCCTCAAGTGCATCTTCTGGATCAAGTGGTTCAGCTGGAACTTCAGGCCGTAGTGGCTCTTCAGCTTCATCAGGCTCTTCTGGTAACTCAGGTACTTCAGGTACAAGCGCCTCTTCAGGTACAACTGGTATTGATGGTTTAAGTGGTAGATCTGCTTCAAGTGGTTCTTCAGGTTCATCTGGCTCATCAGGTGCTTCAGGTACATCTGGTAGAAGCGGCTCAAGCTCTTCTTCAGCCTCATCAGGTTCAAGTGGTACCCGAGGTTCAAGTGGTTCTTCAGGCTCATCAGGTTCTTCAGGCCGGAGCGGTTCTTCTGGTACTTCAGGCCAATCTTCAGGCACCTCAGGTTCTTCAGGAAGTTCAGGTTCAAATGGTTCTTCAGGTCTATCTGGTAGAAGTGGCTCAAGTGCTTCTAGTGCTTCTTCAGGTACATCGGGTTCATCAGGCTTATCTGGTAGAAGTGGTTCTAGTGCATCCAGTGGTTCAACCGGAACAAGTGGATCAAATGGTCGGAGTGGATCATCAGGTGTCTCAGCCACATCAGGAACTTCAGCTTCTTCAGGAACTACAGGTATAGATGGAGTATCAGGTAGATCAGCCTCTTCAGGATCTTCAGGTTCATCTGGCTCTTCAGGTTCAAGTGGTACCTCAGGAAGAAGTGGTTCCTCAGGTTCTTCAGGCCGGTCATCAGGCTCTTCAGGAACTAATGGATCCTCAGGTCGTAGTGGATCTTCAGCATCATCTGGTTCTTCAGGCCGGAGTGGTTCTTCAGGCACTTCAGGCCGGTCATCAGGCTCTTCAGGATCATCAGGTTCCTCAGGTGCTTCAGGCAGTTCTGGTAGAAGTGGCTCAAGTTCTTCTTCATCTTCAAGTGGTTCAAGTGGTACTAAAGGTTCAAGTGGTTCTTCTGGTTCAAGTGGTTCATCAGGGGCAAATGGTAGAAGTGGTTCTTCAGCTTCATCAGGCTCTTCTGGTAACTCAGGTACTTCAGGTACAAGCGCCTCTTCAGGTACAACAGGTATAGATGGAGTATCAGGTAGATCAGCATCCTCAGGTTCATCTGGTTCTTCAGGTGCTAGTGGAACATCAGGTCGGAGTGGCTCATCAGCTTCAAGCGCCTCTTCAGGTTCATCAGGTGCTTCAGGTAGAAGTGGCTCATCAGCTTCTTCAGGATCAACTGGCTCATCTGGTGCTTCAGGTACTTCAGGTCGTAGTGGTTCTTCAGGATCTTCAGGTCAATCATCTGGTTCTTCAGGTACAAATGGTTCTTCAGGCCGTAGTGGTTCATCTGGTTCTTCTGCTTCATCTGGCTCTTCAGGAATCTCAGGTACTTCAGGTACATCAGGTCGGTCATCAGGTTCCTCAGGAACAAATGGTTCTTCAGGAAGAAGTGGATCATCTGGTTCCTCTGGCTCTTCAGGCCGGAGTGGCTCATCAGGTTCCTCAGGCAAGTCATCAGGCTCTTCAGGAACTAATGGATCTTCTGGTAGAAGTGGATCATCTGGTTCTAGTGGCTCATCTGGTAACTCAGGCACCTCAGGTACATCAGGTCGGTCATCAGGTTCCTCAGGCTCATCTGGTTCTTCTGGTGCCTCTGGAAGAAGTGGTTCCTCAGCTTCAAGTTCTTCTTCAGGTTCATCTGGTATATCAGGCCGTAGTGGCTCATCAGCTTCATCAGGTTCATCAGGTTCTTCAGGAGCAAATGGTCGGAGCGGTTCCTCAGCCTTATCTGCTACCTCAGGAACTTCTGGTTCTAGCGGTACAACAGGCATAGATGGAGTATCAGGAAGATCAGCCTCTTCAGGTTCATCAGGAACTTCAGGCTCTTCAGGTTTATCAGGTCGTAGTGGTTCATCAGCTTCAAGCGCCTCTTCAGGTTCATCAGGTGCTTCAGGTAGAAGTGGCTCAAGTGCTTCATCAGCTTCTTCAGGTTCATCTGGTATATCAGGCCGTAGTGGCTCATCAGCTTCATCAGGTTCATCAGGTTCTTCAGGAGCAAATGGTCGGAGCGGTTCCTCAGCCTTATCAGGTACTTCAGGTTCATCTGGAACATCAGGTTCTTCAGGTATAGATGGTGTTAATGGAGTTTCAGGTTCTAATGCTACTTCAGGTTCATCAGGTTCTTCAGGTAGTAAAGGATCTTCAGGCTCATCAGGTTCATCAGGTTCAACAGGTCTATCAGGCCGTAGTGGTTCTTCTTCCTCATCAGGTTCTACAGGTTCATCAGGTGCTTCTGGTAGAAGTGGTTCATCAGCATCCTCAGGTTCAACAGGTTCTTCAGGTGTGAATGGTCGAAGTGGTTCTTCAGCTTCATCTGCTACCTCAGGAACTTCTGGTTCTAGCGGTACAACAGGCATAGATGGAGTATCAGGTAGAGCAGCCTCATCTGGTTCATCTGGTTCATCTGGTTCTTCTGGTACTTCAGGCCGGAGTGGCTCATCAGGTACCTCAGGCAGATCATCAGGTTCATCTGGTACAAATGGATCTTCAGGTAGAAGTGGTTCTTCAGCATCTAGCGGTTCTTCAGGTGTTTCAGGCACCTCAGGTACCTCGGGTCGGTCATCAGGTTCGTCAGGAACAAACGGTTCCTCTGGTAGAAGTGGTTCATCTGGTTCTTCAGGTAACTCAGGCACCTCAGGTACCTCAGGTCGGTCATCTGGTTCTTCAGGAACAAACGGTTCATCAGGTAGAAGTGGTTCAAGTGCCTCTTCAGGTTCATCTGGTAATTCAGGAACAAGTGGTACCTCAGGCCGGTCATCAGGTTCATCTGGTACAAACGGATCTTCTGGTAGAAGCGGATCTTCAGCCTCTTCAGGTTCATCTGGTAACTCTGGTACCTCAGGTACCTCAGGTCGGTCATCAGGTTCGTCAGGAACAAACGGTTCCTCTGGTAGAAGTGGCTCATCAGGTTCATCTGGTACTTCAGGTCGGAGTGGTTCATCTGGTTCCTCAGGTCGGTCATCTGGATCCTCTGGTACAAACGGTTCATCAGGTAGAAGTGGATCTTCAGCCTCTTCAGGTTCATCTGGTAACTCAGGTACTTCAGGCACCTCAGGTCGATCATCAGGTTCTTCAGGAACTAATGGTTCTTCAGGAAGAAGTGGATCATCTGGCTCTTCAGGAATTAGTGGTATAAGTAGGTCAAATGGTTCCTCAGGTTCATCTGGTTCATCAGGAACAGCAGGAAGAAGTGGTTCCTCAGGTTCATCTGGTTCTTCAGGTGTTAGTGGTTTATTTGCATCAGCAGGTATTAGTGGTAACGTATTTGGAGTATTCCCACGTTTTGCAGTTTATGCTTCATCTTCTAATACTATTCAAAGTACTAACTTAGTTTACTATGATTTAACTAATAATGAAGTAGGTATAAGCCCAGGGGCATTTACTACAGCTTCAGCCCAACCTTCAGCTTTACTTCATGTTTCAGGTGCAAGTGCTGCTCCTTTATTTCAAGTAGGATCACCAGCTGACTCAACAGCTTTCTTTGTAAGTGGTAGTGGTAGAGTAGGTGTTGGTAATAACAATCCACTTAAAGAATTTATGGTAACCTCACCAGGTTCAACTGATGGTATAGGATTAAATGGTGCAAACAACCCAGCCTTTACTATACTTGAATCTGGAACTACAAGAGGATATTCACCAGCTTTTGCAACAACAGCAGGTTCATTCTCAACTGATGCTGCAGCTAGAGACTTTATTTATAGAGTAGAAGCATCCACACAAAGAATCCTATTCAATATGAATGGAGGCACAGGTGGTTCTACATTAGCATTAACAGGTTCTAGAGTAGGTATTACTAAGGTAAATCCAACAGGTGCATTTCATATAAACACTAGTGAACAAATAGCCCTTCAAATTGATAGTGCTACAGTTAATAATATACTCTTTGTTTCTCGGTCAGGAGCTGTAACAGTTGGTTTAGGAGCTCATCCGACTTTCCACAACCATAAATTTATGGTATTCTCAGGTTCAATCTCTTTACGTGGACCTAATGATCCAAACTTCTCATACCGTTTAAATGATACAGGTAGTACTAACCGTAATGCTTTATTTGTTAGCTCTTCAAACTATCTATCAGTAGGTAATATAGGATATACAGGTATAGAATTATTCCATACTTCATCCTTTGGAAATGCTTATATTCCTACTGGTGAATATTTAGTTAATAGTATTTATAGTAATATAGAAGATAATGATGTATTAGGTACTCCTGATAAATGGTTAGCTGTTAGAGTTAATAACGCTGTATTTGCAATTCCAATGTATCAAACATGATCCCTTTAACTCCTAAATTAAAAAAACAAATAGAAGATAGTGGTGGCACTATTTATGAGATAACCTTAGAAGAATTTCAAGAAATAATTTCTAAAGGAGAAGTTCTAAGTAATGAGGAAGTAAAAAAACGTTTTAATATTTATAATAAAAAATAAATATGTCTCATAAACTTGTATCAAATCAAGCTGTTGTGTATAATGCTCAAACACAAGCATCTTCTATTTTAACCATTACTCCTCAAGTCACATCATTTAATGATAATGCTCCTACTTCCCCAGAAGAAGAAGCTCACACTGTATCTGTAAGTAGTATTGTTTGGGTTGAATATGGAACAAGTGAACAACAATATATAGATAGAATAAGTTTTGTTCTTAACTCTACAACTTGGGATAATTTTTATGACTCACAAAAGTCATCTTTTATGACTACTAGTTCTTATGATAATACAATTGAGACAGTTCTTGAGTATATTAAACTTAACCTAACTCCTCTTTTTGGCTTACCTTCTTCTTCATGGAATATAGAAATGTAGACTTGGACTATTAAAAAAGAGTTATTATATTATTAAACAATCTATTATAAAACAGTTATATGGAAACTAAAAAATTAACTGAAGAAGAAATTACCCAAATAACTACTCTTCAACAAAAAAAAGAGGTCTTAATTAATGAATTAGGTCAAATAGAATTAGTTAAATTTAATCTTAAAGAAAGAGAAAATAAAGCTAAAGAATTTTATGATGAATTATTAATTGAAGAAACCACAGTTGCAAAAGAACTAACTGACAAATATGGTTCAGGTAAAATTAATCTAGACACAGGAGAGATAGTCATAGAATAATAAATTAGTTATTAATGAAAAAGTTATTATATATAACTCCCCACCTATCAACTGGTGGGTTACCTCAATATCTACTTAAAAAAATTCAACTACTTATTAATGAGTATGATATTCATTTAATTGAATGGTCTAATCATAGTGGGGGAGTTTTTATAGTACAAAGAGATCAACTTATAGAACTATTACAAGATAAATTTTATGAGTTAGGGGAAAATAAAAGTGAAATCTTTGATATAATAAAAAATATATCTCCTGATATTATTCATTTAGAAGAATTCCCTGAATTCTTTATGGATTCATTTATTGCCAAACAATTATACAGTCAAGATAGAACTTACTCTATAGTCGAAACTTCTCATGATAGCTCATTTACCCCAGACCAAAAACAATTCTTCCCAGATCATTATGCCTTCATCTCAGAGTGGCATAACCAGCAATATGATAACTTTATCCCTAAAGATATAGTTTATTATCCTATTGAATATAAAGAAAGACCTGATAGAAATGAGGCTCTAAAAGAACTAGGATTAGACCCTTCTAAAAAACATATTTTACATGTTGGTTTGTTTACACCTCGTAAAAACCAGGCTGAATTTTTTGAATATGCTAAAGCTTTACCTCAATATGAATTTCATTGTGTAGGTAATCAAGCAGGTAATTTTCAACATTATTGGCAACCATTAATGGAAAATAAGCCTTCAAATGTTTATATTTGGGGTGAAAGAAAAGATGTAGATAACTTCTATAAAGCAATGGATTTGTTTTTGTTTACCTCTAGAGGAACAAATACAGATAAAGAGACAATGCCTTTAGTAATTAGAGAAGCTACCTCATGGAAACTACCTACTCTAATTTATAACCTTCCAGTTTACTTAAATTACTGGGATCAATTTGATAATATAAATTATTTAAATTTTACTGATTTTAAATCAAATTGTGATCTTATCAAAGCACATCTTAATGACCTCCCTATTAAAGAAATTTTTATAGTTTCTACTTACCCTATAAATGATTCAATTACTCAAACAACTAAACAGTGTGTTGAGGCTTTGAAAAAGGAAGGTAAAATTGTAATGTTAACCTCACATATTCCTATACCTGAGGAATTAGTAGATTTAGCTGATTATGTTGTAGTAGATAAAAATAATATTTTAACTAAACATACTTACTATAGTAACTTCTGGGCTCAATACCCAGAATATAAAGTACATGTTAACTTAAGAGGTAATGACAATGACATTTATCATGGTCCTACAGTCTATACAAATTATCGTAATGGAGTTGCTTTAGCTGATAATTTAGGTTATGAGGTAGCTTACCTACTTAACTATGATTATATCTTAAAAGATAATGATTATCTAGATCAAATTTCTATCTGGATGTATCTTAAAAATGCTTTTGTAGGTAAATATAAAGCAGCTGAAGGAGATACTATCTATACTTTCTTTATGGGAGTTAGAACTAAAGCATTCTTAGAGACTATACCTCAAATAGACAATGCCTTAGAATATGATAAGTTACAACAACTGTGGGGTAGTGAATCAAATGGTCTAGAAAATTTATGGTACCATGCTTTTAAAGATGTAAAAGAAATTTACTATGAAGATCAAGACATTTTTGAAAAAAAGATAGAAGATACATTTTACCATGCTGATTATTCTAGAGTAGAATATTATACAGTTCTTCCTACTAATAAGAATAATACTATAGCTCCCTATATCAGGATTTCTAATAGTAAAGAAACTAAACTAATTAAAGTTTACACTATCCAAGACAATACCACAGAGCTTATTGACTCTATAGAAGTAACTACTAAACTAGACTGGTATAAACTCATCTCTAACAATCCAGGTTTAAAAATTAAATTTGAGATTTATGACTTGGTTAGTCAAAAACTTTTAGAGGTAAAAACATTACCAACTAATAATTTAGAGGGAAATGGTTCATTAGAATTGACTAATTTAAAGTCAATAAAATTAATGCACCTAGTAACTGATCCTGAAAACAATCCTAAAGAAATTCGTTCTGTAGAAAACATAAAAGATTTTTGTGAACAAACAGGAATCAAATATGAACAGCGAATAAATAAAATCTGGACCGAAACTCCTCCATCAGAAAATTGTGCTCGACCAACTGAGGTTCAAGACAAACCAGGATACTATAAACTAGCCCCAGGTCATTATGGATGTTATTTAGCTCATAAAAATGCCATTTTAGCCGCAGACAATTCAGAGTATGACTATGTCCTGATCTTTGAAGGTGACGTTATTATAGACAGTGATTATACCGAATTATACAAGTCATTAGTACGTTTCAGTCGTATAGCTCAAGAAACTGATATGGATGTTATAGGTTTTGGAAATCCATGGCAAAACAGAAATTTAAGTGGTCCTAAAATAGAAGACATTTATACTGATGTTACCCCATTTGTCCCAGCTCAATCCTATCTAATAAATTCTAATAAAGTAGCTGATGTAGCTTATTTACTTGAAACTACTCCTTGGGATGCTTTTGATTTATGGGTTTGTAATGTAGCTAAACTTAGAATAGGAACAGCTGAAAAAATCTATACTAAACACCTTCCAGGATTCTCAATTGTAGAACAAGAATTTAAAGGTACAGATGAGAATAGCCCCTTAATATATGCCTCAGAATGATTTTAGTTGATGATTTTTATTACTTTGAAGATCAAGATCCTAACTGGATATTAGGTCTTAAAAAAGAAATTTGGGAAGATCAAGAGTATACTAGATATGGTCTTGATATTAAGGAAGGAGATATAGTTTTAGATTGTGGTGCTAATGTAGGTATATTTAGTAAGTTTGCTTTGGATAAAGGAGCACAACATGTTTATTCTTTTGAATGTGATCCATCTATATTTGAACTTTTAAAATTAAATCTACAAAATTACTCAAATGCCTCCTTAATCAAAGGTTATATCAGTGATAGGTTTGAATTTGAACACTTCAATTTCCAAACTATATTCAGTATGTTTAATTTAGACACAGTTGATTTTGCTAAAATTGATATTGAGTTTTGGGAATACCCCTTGTTATTGAACATGCCTGATGATATCTTAACCCGAGTTAAACAGTATGCTATAGAAGTACATGACATTTATAATAATGGATATCAAATTCTTCAAATATTAGAAAAACTTAGTCAAAACGGATATAATATAAATTTTGAACACATCCATAAAAACACTAATCTAGGGATGATATACGCTAAAAAAAATCTATGAGAATTTGCCAAGTACATCCTGCCTGTGGAATAGACGTTCCACCTAAAGATTGGGGTGCGATTGAAAAAATCGTATGGGAATATCATCAAAATTTTCTTAAACAAGGACATGAGTCAGAAATCAAATTTGCAACTGAAATTAACCCTAATGATTTTGACATTATTCACTGTCATGTTGGTAATTTAGCTTTAATGCTTCAAGAAAGAGGAATACCTTATGTATTTCAACTTCATGACCATCATGCTTATCATCATGGTAAAGATAGCCATGTATACAAACAAAATCTTAAAGCTATAGAAGGATCTATTCTATCATTAGTCCCAGCAAGATACTTAGTAGACTATTTTGATCATCCTAAAGTACAATATTTTGCTCATGGAGTTAATAATCAGGAATTTTATCCTATAGATAAACCAACCCCTAAACAGCCTAAACTATTAATGTTAGCCAATAATGGACTAGCAGGCAATTCAGGATTTGATAGAAAAGGATTTAGTTATGGTATTGGATTAGCAGCCTTAAATAATTTAGAAATTACAGTAGCCGGTCCTTATAATAATAGACATTTCTTTAATGAAAATCCTTGGACATTAACTTATTCTAAGTTAAAAATTGTTTATGATACTCCTAATAGTGAATTATTAAAATTATATCACCAACATGATATTTTTATTCACCCTACAATGTTAGAAGCAGGTCATCCTAATTTAACAATGGTTGAAGCAGCTGCTGCTGGTTTACCTATAATCGCTGACTGGGAGTATAATACTGTATTTCATGGTGCTTGGAGAGCACCTCGAGATATATTTGAGATGAATACTGGATTACAAAGTATTATAAAGGATTATAAACTTTATAGAGAAATGGCTTTAGAAACAGCTAAAGAATTAGATTGGTATAATCGTGCTATTGAATTAGTTAAACTTTATCAAGAAATAATATGAAAAAAGTTTTGAAAAAAATATATGATAATGTAAAACCATTATATTTACCCTTTCAGGAACCACAAAATAGATTTATGTTCCATTTTGTTGAAGGTGCTTTTTTAGAAGTATTAGGTCCTGAAGAAAGACAATATAAAGTTTTATTTACAGACCAAAAAACAAATGAAATAGTTCATGAATCCATCATTTCAAATAATATGTGGACTAGAACCAATCGCCAGTATTTTACAGATTGGTTAATTCAAGTGTTTGATTTAGAAACTAATGATTTAGTTTTTGAGCATAAGTATGATGTTGTAGGTAAAAAAGTTTATATTCATATGGACTCTACAGCTGTAGGTGATACTTTAGCTTGGTTTCCTTTTATAGATGAATTTAGGAAAAAGTATAATTGTGAAATGGTAGCCTCTACATTTCATAATGAGTGGTTTATTAAAACTTACCCAGAAATTAAATTTGTAAAACCTGGAACCCAAGTAAATGATTTATATGCTATGTATAATGTTGGGTGGTTTTATGATGAAAATCATAAAGTTAATCTAGATAGGAATGTTACTGAATTTAAAAATATTCCTTTAGGTAAAGCCTCATCTGATATTTTAGGATTAGAATATATTGAAACTAAACCTAAAGTATTCTTTAATAAAAAAACTCGTCCTGTAAAAGAAAAATATGTTGTAATAGCCCCTCACGCTTCAGCTCATGCCAAATATTGGAATTACCCAGGTGGATGGCAACGTGTTATTGATTGGTTAAAAGAAAAAGGATATAAAACCCTTATGATAACAAGTGAACCATTAGGAGACGGATGGCATGATTCAAAACTAGGTGGTACACTTAAAAATGTTATTAATAAAACTGGTAAATTACCTTTAGAAGATCGAATGAGTGATATATCTCACGCTGAAGCTTTTATAGGTGTAGGTAGCGGATTAAGTTGGGTATCATGGGCTGTTGGACAAAAAACAATTCTCATTTCAGGATTTTCAGAACCATATAGTGAGTTTGAAGACTGTGAACGTATTTATACTCCGACAGGACTTTGTTCAGGATGTTTTAACCGTGAATGGCTCAACCCAGGAGATTGGGAATGGTGCCCCGAGCATAAAGATACACCAAGACATTTTGAATGTACTAAATCAATCACTCCAGAGATGGTGATAAAATCTCTAGAAAAAGTACTTAATATTTATTAAATATAAGTAGTTCTGTCTTTTTAAGGTTGCGTATATCAAGCTGTTTTTTGAACAGAGGCTTGATATTTATAATAAAATATAACCTATTATCAAAATGGCAGAAACTTTAGTATCACCTGGTGTTTTAGCAAGAGAAAACGATCAGTCATTTTTAACTCAAACTCCAGCTACAGTTGGAGCAGCTATCATCGGCCCAACAACAAAAGGACCAGTTGAAATCCCAACTATTGTAACCACTTATTCAGATTATATCAATAAGTTTGGTGGTGCTTTCATTAGTGGTGGTGATTCATACTCATTCTTAACCGCACTAACAGCTTACAATTACTTCATAAATGGTGGTACTTCACTTCTAGTTGCTAGAGTAGTAAGTGCTTCTGCAACTTGGGCTCCTGCTACTACAGCTACAGCTTCTGTAACTGGAGGTGCTGGTGCTGGTGTATCAATTCTTAACGCTGATGGTGATGAAGCCTTTATCTTAGAAACCATTTCTGAGGGTGTTATCATGAACAGCTCAAGCTCACTTGATTCAGCAGGAGCTTTAGTTAATGGTACCTCAGATAATATTAGATGGTCAATTCAAAATGCTAATACCTCTTCAGGTACATTTACTCTATTAGTAAGACAAGGTAATGACACTACAAACAGCCAGATTGTTTTAGAGACTTGGACTAACTTATCATTAGACCCAACTCAACCAAACTTTATCGCCGCTGTGATTGGTGATCAAACTCAAAACTACAACCCATCAACTATCCAGCTTACCACTTCAGGTTCTTACGCTAACAGATCAAATTACATTAGAGTAAAATCAGTTGAAACTCCTACTCCAAATTACTTTAATAATAATGGTGTAGCTAAATCAGCTTATACAAGTTCACTTCCAGTGAATGCTAGTGGTTCATTTACAGCCGCAACAGGTGATCCTGTAGCTAGTGGAGGTAATGCTTACTATGAGGCAATTAGTAATACAGATACTCAAGGTTTAAGTGGTAGTGACTACACTAGCATGATCAACTTGTTATCTAACCAAGATGACTACAGATTTAACTTATTAGTAACCCCAGGTCTAATAAATGCTTTTGCTACTCATACTTCACCTATCACAAGTATCATTACAAATACTCAAAATAGAGGAGATAATATCTACATTCCAGACATGGTTGGGTATGGTTCAAGTGTAGGAGCTGTAATAACACAAGCTGCCTCTGAAGACACTTCATACGCTGCAACTTACTGGCCATGGTGTCAAGTACTTGACCCAGAAACAGGTAAGAATGTTTGGGTACCAGCTTCAGCCTTGATCCCAGGTGTTTATGCCTTTAATGATAGAGCAGCTGATCCATGGTTCGCTCCAGCAGGTATTAACAGAGGTGGTTTAGGCCAAGTAATTAGAGCCGAACAAAAACTCTCTCAAGCAACTCGTGATACCTTATACACAGGTAAAGTAAACCCAATCGCTACATTCCCAGGAACTGGAGTTGTAGTATACGGTCAGAAAACATTACAAACTAAGTCATCTGCTCTTGATAGAGTAAATGTTCGTAGATTGTTAATTCAACTTAAAGGATTTATTTCTCAAGTTGCTAACAACTTAGTGTTTGAACAAAATACTTTAACAACTAGAAACAACTTCTTATCAATTGTAAACCCATATCTAGAGTCAGTACAACAGAGACAAGGTTTATACGCGTTTAGAGTAATCATGGATGATTCCAACAATACTGCAGACGTAATTGATAGAAACCAGCTAATTGGACAGATCTTCATTCAGCCTACTAAGACAGCCGAATTCATCTATCTCGACTTCAGCATCTTACCAACTGGTGCAACTTTCCCAGCGTAAAAGTTTCAAACACAAATATTTATAATAAAATAAATAACACAGCAAAATGGCAGTATTAGGTATAAACGATATTTTCTTCACCCCATTCGAACCTAAAGTTCAGAATAGATTTATCTTCTCAATCACAGGCATCCCAGCCTTCATGATTAAGGGTTTATCAGCGGTAGGCTTCGATCAAGGTGAAATCAGATTAAACCATATCAACATCTACCGTAAAGTAAAAGGTAGAACTGTTTGGAATGATTTGACTATGACACTATACGATCCAATCACACCTTCAGGTGCTCAAGCAGTAATTGAATGGCTTCGTTTACACCACGAATCAGTAACAGGTAGAGATGGTTACTCCGACTTCTATAAGAAGGATCCAACTATCCAAGTATTAGGCCCTGTTGGTGATATCGTTTCAGAATGGGTAATTAAAGGCGCATTCATTAAGTCTGCTAACTTTGGCGAATACAACTGGGACACAGATGCGGGTGCTGTAAACCTCACTGTTACTATGGGTATGGATTACTGTGTACTAAACTTCTAAGAAGTTTTTTACCAAAATTGAAATTAAGCTTGCCATTCGGCAAGCTTTTTTTTATCTTATAACTCAATCTATAAGGGATAGGTTCTTTGACATCTAATACTAAACAAAACTATGGAAACACTATCATTTATTTTAGGTGTAGCTGCGGTCATTACTCTGGTAATGGTTGTGGTTATGTTTATGAATTATATGGAAATCAAAAATCTCCAAAAACAAATCGATATTCTTCAAAATATTGATGAAGCAATTGTTCGTGATCTTGATACAAGAGAACGTAATTGTATAACTTACACAGATCAATTAAATAATAATACTCAACGAGAATTAGAAACTCTCTATCGCCATATTGATAGTAGAGTAGATAAACTTGAAGAAAAAACTAAAAAAGAGTTTCAAGCTCTTAATCATACTAAATCTTATTAATTAACCTGTTAAAGAACCTCCCTTTATAGTATTTATAAACATACAAGTTATAACCAATAATTTATGCCAGAATTTAAATTCCCAACTGAAACAGTTGAACTACCTTCTAAAGGCTTCTTTTACCCAGCCGAACATCCTCTTAAAGAAGGTAAAGTAGAAATGAAATATATGACAGCTAAGGAAGAAGATATCTTAGCTAACGCTAACTATATCCAGCAAGGTATAGTTTTAGACAAATTACTCGAATCGCTTATTATCAGTCCTAAATTTAACTTAGAAGACTTGTTAATAGGCGATAAGAATGCTTTGTTAGTGGCTGCTCGTATCTTAGGTTATGGTTCAAATTACACCGTATCATACGGAAGTAAGACACAAACTATTGACCTATCTAAGTTAGAAAACATCAATAATGACTTTACTGGTCTAACTGAAGGAAAAAATGAATTCTCTTATACTATGCCTACTACAGGCACTGAAATTACCTTTAAGCTTTTAACAGGTAAGGATGAAAAAATGATTGATAAGGAATTAGAGGGCCTAAGAAAAGTAAATCCTAACGCAGGGGAATTAACTACTCGATTCCGTTTTATTATTACCTCAGTAGGGGGTAACCGTGACATGAGTACTATTGTTAACTTTGTAGACAATTACCTCCTAGCATCAGATTCAAGAGCATTAAGAGAACACTATAAAAATACTATGCCAGATGTGGATATGTCCTATGAGGGGGAGGACGGTCGATTTCGCACAATTCCGATTGGACTTGACTTTTTTTGGCCTGACGTTGCAGAACGTTTCTAATTTCAGAGCAGCTTTATTTAGTGAAATACATGAAATAATATTTCATGGTAATGGTGGTTATGATTATCCTACAGTCTATAATATGCCTGTATGGTTAAGAAAGTTTACTTTTAATAAACTGCAAGACCATTACACTAAACAAGCAGAAGCTCAAAAACAACAAACCAAATCAGGAAACACTACCAATGTCATAAATGAAGATGGTACAATAAACGCCCCTGAGTTTGCTAAAGTAAGTAAACAATATAATAGTAAGGAACAAAGAGTCCCAAAGTACTAACAAACTTTGGGACTTTCCATATTTATTACATATAACCTAGATTAATGGCTGATACTACAAAAATAGCACAAGAGATTAAAGAACTTCTCAAGGCATTAGGACCTGAAGGTAGAGGTTATCAAGGTCAATTAGATGCTTTAAATCAAACAAATGCTAAAGTTGAGGCCTATAATCAACTCTTAAAGAATGTTCAATCAACTTTAAGAGATATAAACAATGATTTAAATAGTACTTTTGGTTCTTGGGGAAGAATTATAAATGAAGTTACTAAAGCTGACACTGTATTAAGTAATACTAGAAAAGGCTTTAAAGAATTTTATAACATTTCAGTTCAGCTATTATCTAATCAAGAGAATATAGTTAAAACTTCAGAAAAAGAATTACAAAGTCTTCAAAAGAAAGCTGATAGAAACAGAATTCTTCTTCAACAACAACTTCAAGAATTACAAGCTAAAAAAACTAGTGTTGGTCTTACAGATGAAGAAGGAGCAGCTTTACTTAACTTAGAAGGTGCTTTAAGAGCTAATACAGGTGAAGTTGAAAAAACTAACCAAGCATTAAAGAGACAATTACTAGACTTAAAAGCTATTAATGCTACTACTGGTCTAACTGGAGGTATCTTAAAAGGTATTGGTAATATTCCAGGCCTAAGTAAAATAGGCAACATGCTTAAAGTTGATGATGCTGTAGACTCAATGAGAGAATATGCAGCTGAACAACTTGATCTTGTAAGAAATACTGATGAATATCAGAAGCAATTAAAAGCAATCAATGATCAATTAGAAGATCAAAATCTTACATTAGAACAGCAAAATAAATTAATTCAAGATAGAGAAAAATTAGAGCAAAGTGCTCGTGATAAAGCTCTAACTTTTGGTAATAAGTTTAAAGCAGCTTGGATAGGAATTAATGAATTAGCTAAAGGATTTGGTAAAGCTTTACTAGACCCTCTAACTATATTTGCAGGTTTAGCTAATCAAGCTGGCAAAATTGACCAAGAATTAGTTGGATTTCAGAAAAATCTAATGTTATCCCGTTCAGGAGCTATAGCTCTTAGAATGGAATTGTCACAAGCTGCATTAGCTACTAATTCTAACCTAATTAATACTAGTGATTTAGTAAAAGCTCAAGCTAATCTTAATGAACTATTAGGAGTTCAAGGTAAAATTGATGCTAATAACTTAGTTATTCAAACTCAATTAACTAAACTAGTAGGTATTCAGGCTGCTGAAGCAGCTAAATTACAATTCTTTGCTGAAGCTACAGGTCAAGACTTTGAAGAACAATATACTTCTCAATTAAGAACTACTCAAGAAGTAAGTAAACAATTTGGAGTACAAATTAACCAAAGAAAAGTATTAGAAGAAGTAGGTAAACAAGGTGCTTTTGCTTTAGCTCAATTCAGAGGCTCAACAACAGCATTAACTGAGGCTGTAGCTAAAGCTACCGCTTTAGGTACTACTTTAGAAGGAGTAAACCAAGTAGCTAGTTCTTTACTTAATTTTGAAGATTCAATTTCTAAAGAATTAGAAGCTGAATTATTAATTGGTAGAGAAATTAACCTAGAAAGAGCTCGTTATTTTGCTCTTACCAATGACATCAATGGTTTGATGGATGAACTCAATAAGGAAATGGGCACATTCAGTGATTTCCAAAACATGAATGTTATCCAACAACAAGCCTTAGCAGAGTCATTAGGAATGAATGTTGGTCAGTTAAGTGAAATGTTGTTAAAACAAGAATACTTAAATGAGCAAGGTGAAATAATTAAGGATGTAACAGATGAAGAATTAAGAAATAGACTTGAATCTTTATCTACTCAAGAAAAATTCAACATGGCTGTTGAAAAAATGCAAAGTCTTGTAGGTGATCTTGTACAAGGTCCTTTAGGAACCTTTATGGACATAATGGGTACCATTCTAGAGAACACAGTAGCATTAGGTGCTATTCTTGGGATAATTGCTACAGTACAAATAGCTAAAATGGTTTCTGGTTTTGCTCAAGCTGCTCGAGGACTTAGAGCAATGGCTGCGGCTTCAAAAAGTACAGCTATTGCTAATGCCGCAGCCTACGCTGTAGCTAACCCATTTAAAGCTTTATTAGGTTTAGCAGTAGCAGGAGCGGCCATAGGAGGTATTGCAGCTTTAATTTCTAATGCTTCTGAAGATGCCCCAGGTGCTCAATTTGGTGGTGAAGTAACAGAAGGTGGAGCAGTTAGAGTAGGTGAAGTTGGTCCTGAAATTGTCCAATTACCTGAAGGAGCTAGAATCAAACCATTAAATGTAGCAGAACGTGGTGATATGAGAGCAACTCAAACACCACAAGCACAAGTTGACTTATCACCAATGTTAGCTGAATTAAAGAGCCTTAGAGAAGGACTAAACCAAATCCCAGCAGCTATATCACAAATAAAGATGGTTGTAGATATGAACCGCCTTGAGATAGGTAGAATGACAGCTGGTGCTAAGCTCCAATAAAGGTTAATATTTATAATCAAACCCTAAATTAATTTAGACATGTCATTATTAAACAAACTCCAAGCACAAGGCTCAGATTTAACTTACTGGGATGGTAATACTCCTACTCCATTAAAGAATACTGAAAAAACTCAAACTCAAATGCACTGGGCTGGACCAACCAACCCAACCGATGGTTACTCATTAGATGGTAACCCTAACCTCCAGATTCAAAAGGCAGATTATTTTAGATACGATAGCCCACAAAAAGCAAACTCAATTGTTTTACCTCCTCCTACTCAATTAGATTTTTCTAATGGTGAGTTAACTCCAGGTAGATATAAATTAGGCGCCCCAGAAGGTAGAGGATTTTTAGTAAACGGACTTTAATAGTCTTAGTGGTTAAGTATGCCTTTAATAACCTCAACGACTAATCTTAAGTCTCTAAAGTACGAAACATACACTCAAGCCCCTTATGTAGTCACACAAATTCCTGATGAGCCTGAAAGTAATGGCTATCAGTTAATTAGTGGATTACCTCCTTTAGGTGGTGTTGGTGGTAATGTAACGGATTTCTTTAGAGGAGGATTTGGTCTTCCTAGAGCTGTAATTCAGGATGAGGTTAGAATAGGTAAATTCTTAACATCCCCTCAAGGTCTTTTATTTGTAGGAAAACAACAACTTTTGTCTCGTATTGGAGTTCGAGAACAAAATACTGTTGGTCCTTTAAATGATGGTTTATATAATCCTTTAAGTACATTAGCTAGTGTAGCTGGTGTAGGTATTGGAGCTTACTTTGAAAAACAAACCCAAAGAACCTATTTAGAAAAATTACAACCTGAATTCACAGCAGGTGATAATGGAGCAGAAGATTATAATACAAATAGATTAGTACAACTACGTAACAGTAAAATTTTAACGGGTGTTGCTACTAATAACAGATCTTTAACTATTTCACCTTCAAATAATGAAATTTTATCATATACAGGTGGTCCAGGTGCTGAATTAGGTATAGGTAACACTGTTATAGGATTTGCTGGAAATCCTGGTGGAGGTTATTTAAGAACAGGTGTTAATAATGATAAAGTTAAAAAATATTTATATGCGTTTAATACTTTATCAA